AGTGCCTAATGGTGTAAGTGCATTGCCTGTTGTATCATTATCTATGCCTGCAAATTTATACTGATTTACTACTGCCATTAATCTAAAAAGAGACTTCTAGCCTCTATCTCCTGTTTTAATTCTTCTTGAAACGTTGTGTTTAATTTCTCTAACACACTATCTAAATCTCTAACTAGGGACTGAGCAATATCTGGTTCGTACTCGTCACTTGCTCTAGTTAATGTTTGTACTATTTTTGCCATTATCTTCTTCCTCCAGCTTGTATATCTAACCTAAAAGTACCTAGTTTCCAACTAGTGTCTACTGCAGTGTTAGATATTGTAAGAGCAATAGCTCTACCTCTAGCTCTTGTGTCTACTTTTGTAGTAGTTGGTGTTAAAGTAAAAGGTCCTAGGGGTGAACTTGCTGCAGTATCATTAGGATAATCTCTAACATCTAATTGTGCAAATACATTATTTTGTTGTAAAATAAAATCAGGAACAATTCTACTAATCCTCATAATACTTTCTCCATCTCCTCTAAGGTCAGCCATGTTTGTTGCAGCACCTCTAACAATTTTTTGTGTAATATCATAATCACCAGAAGTAATATTGGCGGGTATAGCAACGGGTGCAACACCTGCAAGTTGTTGATTAACTCCTGTTTCGTGTTCCAAGTAAATTGTAACGCCTTCAGTATTACCTTGTACATCAAATGATGCATCATCTCCTGCATTGTATTTAGTTGCGTGAGGTAAACCAAAAACAGCTGAGTCTTGCCAAGTACTTCTTGGATATAAAGTACTAGCGTTTGTAAACCATATAGGTCTTTTTGCTGTTGAATCTAGATAACTATAAGTAACTGCTCTAGTATTTACATTAGAAGTCGACGTTGGATAAAACCAAGTTATTTCTCCAAACAAGTTATTAATACCACAGTAAACTAATTGATTAGAAGTTGTGTTAAGATCATCATAAACATAATCTTCAACCAAACAGTCCATTGATTCTAGTTTACCGGCAAATCTAAAGAAACCATTATCAGACATCCAGTAAGCAGCACCATCAACTTCAACGGCTGCATTTTGACCTATCAACCCACAGTTAGTTCCAACTTGTTCGTAAGCAAAAGTAAATGGAGTTCCAACAAATCTCATAGTAAATAAAGAAGTATCACTCCAAATGTAAATTGCATTTCTACCAAGTTTAGCACCCATGATCCGTGATCCGGCGGCCAGTCTTTGTGTACCGGCACTATTAGTTGCTGTTGGCGTGTAGTCTTCTATATTTTCTTGTGATGAAAATCTTATAAACATATCATCTTGTGATGTCTTATCTCCAATCGTTTTTTCTGTACCAAAAAATACTAAGTGACGGTCAGGAGTAGACACTAACATGTCACGAGACGCTGTTGGTGCACCTGGAATAATTACTGCTCTATTGTCTGTTGCGTTAGTTGCGTCTGCATCCCATTTAAAACATTCACCATTATGGATCAACGCAATAAGAGTTGTACCTAAATTATCTAAGGACCATAGACCTGGATCAATTACTGAATCGGTGTTGGCTGCGGGTGAACCCCAACCTGTAAAAGATGATGTATTAGTTACTGTTGCACCATTAGAATGAGTGGCTGCTGTTGTTCCTCTTGCTGCTCTACCAATACCTGTTATTTTACTTCCAGTAATTCCGGTGTAAGATATTTCTTCAGTCCCTACTTGAATAAAATTTGTACCAGAACTTGGAAGACCGGATACACTTGTTAATGTAATTTCTGTAGCAGAACCATTGTTTCCTCCTGATGTAGCACCAATTGCTCCATTTAAAGTAGTAGTAATAGCTCCTAAAATATTACCACCCCATAAAGATATACCCCAACCAAAAGCTCCTAATTGTTCTGCTGGTCCTACGTGATAGTATTGATAGTATTTAATGCCACCAGATGTTGTTGCACCAGCTCCTGTTTCATTACTAGGCATTGTAATAGTAATTGTTGTTGAAGCAGGTACAGAAGTTACCATAAATTTTTTTCCATCAAAATCTGCTGCACTAAAATTAGAATTTGTAATTGTACTAAAGTCACTAAATAAAATAATGTCTTGAGCTTTAAAAGAATGAGGTGCCGGAAAAGTAATAGTAACAGTCGGTGATCCATTAGTCGTGCTAAATGCACTTGTAAGTGCTGTACCTGTTGGATTAACTAAAGGATGGATGTCATAGTAAACTCCACCAGAATAAATATATAAAATTTTATTAGTGCCTATAGCTGCGTACTTAATAGAACCCGTGCTAACAAAATGATGTAAACCCCTAGCTGCACCAGTTAGTTTAGACTCGCCTAACTGAGCCCAACCCCCTATCTTCTCAGGTGTACCATACCTAAAACGCACATTCTCACCGCCTGTCCATTGTGACTCGGCACCTGTTGATGTAACCTGTTTGTTGAATCCTGGTAAAAAACCTAGTTTTTGTAACATATAAAATCCTGTTTATTAGGTAATATAGCAGATTGTTTGTGATTTCAATATGTTTAAAGTAAGGGGAATCAGTGGTGGATCATCCCCTCACAAGCCTAGTGTATAGACTATTTTTTAATTTTTGTCAACTTAACACCTTTAAACCAAGCAGGTGCGCCTAAGATAGGTCTTTTATCAAGGTAGTTTTCTTTAGCTGTTTTAGAACTAGATTTATTATAATGTAAAAATACTTGACCGCAGTTCTTGCCTTTAAATTCTTCACGCCAATGTTCTAGATCACAACCAGAATAGATTAACATATCTCCTGGTTCAAGGTCCACTTTAACTCCTGCTTGTCCTTGTTTTCCTGTTGGGTCTAAATAGATTGGCCATGGCTCACCACCTAGATTCAACGTAGTAGATATCTCACAAGAGTATCTATCTTTGTGTCGAGCTAGGACATCTCCTTCTTTGTATATTCTTGCATAGGAATATGTAGGACTTAACTTAATACCGGTGTGTTTTTCCATAACAGGTTTTACTTGCTGTAATAAAGTTTCCATTGCAATGTCACTGTAATGTGAATAAGTATTAGGCACTTGCTCATCGTTCCATACACCGTAGTATTCTGTAAATGGTGATAGATACTTTTGATCAAATAAAAATCTTGCAACCTCTCTTTTATTTAAAAAATATTGATATACAAACTCTGCTAACTCAGGTGAGATAGCTGATTTTAATACTGTGTATTTATTTTTCTTGAACGACATTTAATACTCCTTTTGGTATTGCTTGGCAGTTCCAATGTATAAATCTAAACGGATCATAACCCATATCAACAATGTATTGATGTGGCATGTATGATGGAAAGAATATCATTCGACCTGGTTTAACTTGATAATTTATTGCAGAACTAGCATAAGTTACTTTTGATTTATCTAACTCTGGTAACAGGTTCATTACATTTCCTGCACGTGGATCTTCAAACAACGGTAATGATGTTTTCTCACTAGATTTTAAAAAATAGAAACCTGATATGTGACCATTCCAATGTGTATGTAAAGTATGATGTCCACCACCTTTTTTAGCAAATTCTTGTACCCACATTTCTGTCGTAAATAGTTGATGATTTGACATATCAAAACCCATTTCAATTAATAGGTTGTGAGCTGTTGCACCAATGTAATTTTGTAATTCTAAAAAGTCAGGATCGCCAATCAAAGATGTAGAATGGAATACATGACCCATGTCTCCTTTATCACCAAACTTTTTATTACGTTTATCAATAGCTGGTTTTAAAGTTTTCTTAGACGCTTCTATATATTTATCGGATGCATTGTTTAATTTTTTTTCAAACTCTGGTGCATCTGCAAACCAGATAGGACATTTAAAATAATCTTCCCTAAATAATTGAGTAGGGTAAGTTATGGCTTTTGGTTTCTTTATTCTTTTTTTCTTCTTTTTCATATTTCTCCTTTATTGAAATGGGTATCCTAAATTCCAGATAACCAAACTGTTTCGTTCACCACTTTTAACTGGACATACTCTATGCCATACAAAAGAAGGAAACACAACCAATGATCCTTTAGGTAATATTTCTGTACATTTTTTAACATTTCTTTTTTTATCTGGATCCAAGTTTCTAAAATCAAATTCAAGTTCTCCACCTTTATAATTTTTTGGATCTGATAGAGTAACTGTCACTGATAATTTTCTAATCTTACCGTGCGATGGATCACCTTGTTGTCGTTGATAAGGTTGATCCCAGCTATCGCAATGCCAATCATAGTACTGGCCTTTTTTATATTTTGTAAATTGACAAGACTCAGAATAATCCCAATTAAAATTCCAACCCGCTGATGCATTTGCTTGATGTATGTAAGGTTGTATTTCTTTATAAACCCATCTATCGTTCATCCAAACAATATCCGAATCTCTTTTCTTTTTTAAATCTGTAACTTGTTTTTTATTTAATTTTTTAGAATTACCATAACCACCTGTGACTGCCATTTGTTCTTGAAGTTGTTTTCCGTATTTGGAAATATCATCACAAATTCTTTCTGGAATTGCTGATTTAAAATACCAATAATAATTTGTTAAATTCATATATGTCTTTATATATATTTTTTATCTTAATTTAAAAAAAGAGTAAAGGTAATTTATTAAAATACTAATTGACCAGTCGTTGTAAATGTTGCAACTGTAGTAGAACATGGCGCTGGGGTTACCGTATTAGCAGCAGGTCCAGTAACTGCAAAAGAACTTGGTTTACATGCATTTGCAACTCTTATAACTATAAGTCCAGATCCACCATTACCAGCAGAAACACAAAAACCACCTCCACCTCCACCACCTGTATTAGCAGTTCCTGCTACACCAGTAGGTCTATCTGACGGTCCTGGTCCACATGTTGCTCCACCACCTCCACCACCACCTGGTCCACCAAGTCCTGAACTAGTTGATTGACCAGCAGTATTTTGACTTGAACCACCTCCACCACCAGCTCTTGTAACTGATGATCCTGTAATTGAATTTGCTAAACCATTTCCACCATTACCTGAAGCGGAAGTACTTGGAGCAACTCCGCCTGTTCCACCAGCTCCACCACCACCAGCAGACTTATAATTAGGTTGGCCACCACCCGCTCCACCATTATTTCCTTGAGAAGGACTTGTAGGAGGAGTGTTTCCTGCACCCGCTGCACCACATGCTACTCCACCACCACCCGATCCACCGGGACCACCAGCTCCACCATTACCATAGAAACCACCACCACCACCTCTTGCAGCAGTAAACGCATAAGGAGTTCCACATGCTATAACACTGTTGTTACCGCCCCCTCCTACTGTCATTGTATTTGTAAGAGTTGATTGTAAAGTTAATTTTGTTCCACCTGGAAATGAAGTTCTAAAACCACCAGCTCCACCACCACCACCAGCTGAACCAGGTCCACCACCAGCGATTACTAAATAATCTACATTCATTAAAACTGTTCCATCAGGCCATGTTCCTTGATTCCTTGCGCTAAATTGACTTTGCATTGACCACACACCAGGTGCTTTGTTTAATTCTTTTACGATGACTATTCCTGAACCACCGCTAGCTCCGTTAGAAGTTCCACCAGAACCTCCTCCTCCGCCGCCAGTATTTACAGTTCCAGCAGTTCCAGCTCCTCCATTTGCTGCAGCTCCACCACCACCAGCTCCACCAGCTCCTGCACTTATTGGAGCTAACGCTCCGCCACCTCCACCACCAGAAAATGTTGTACATGATAACGGAGAAGAAGAACTTCCCGCTCCACCAACTCCACCTGTACTTGGAGTAGCATTTGCACCAACAGCATTAGCTCCACCTCCACCGCCAGCAGCATAAAAACCACAATTACCATTACCGCCCGTTCCACCGTTATTACCTTGAGGAGGATTTGTAGGAGGTGTATTACCACAACCTTTTACTGCACCACCACTAGATGAACCTCCACCACCTCCAGATCCACCAGGCATATTTGCACATCCTGTTTGTTTTCTTCCACCACCTCCACCTGTAGATGTTATTGGGTTTGATGTAAAACCTGCAACTGAATTACTTCCTCTATTACCACCAGATGAACTTGCACCACCAGCACCAACTGTAATAGGATATGGGGAATTACCACAAACAGAAATACAACTAGCTGTTCTAAAACCTCCACCACCACCTCCACCACCACCTTCTGGATTATTACCTCCACCACCAGATCCACCACCAGCAACAACTAGTGTGTCTAATAATCTAGTTCCTGGTTGTGTAGTGATTGTTGTCGATCCTGTAGATGTTGTAGATGTAACCTTACACTTCCCGAAAGAAGCATTATTACTTTTACCGATTATTCCGCCGTTAGTGGCCATGACTTAGTTCTCCTTATGCGGATACCCAAGCTAGCGCTGATGCATCCCAATTGAAATTGTTTGGAGGAGTTGTTTCTGTTCCGTTTTCTGCATAAACTCCTTCTTGATCTTTTGCAGTCCATTTTAATCCTGCTTCATTCCATTCTATAGCATAAAAAGCAACTCTTGCATCTCCTACTACTTTACCTTCTGGAATTATTCCATTATCCGAATGTTCTTGTGTCCATGTTGAATCATAAGTTGTAATTGTTGGATAAGTAACTGGTGCTTGCCAATCATCACTTGCGTCTAGTGACCATGAAGCATGAAGCTGTGGAGTTAAAAATTTATCTTTTACAGGATCATAGACCATGCCTATACCCGCATATTGTTTTCTAAAATTATGATTGTAAGAAGTTTGTTTCCAAATTCCACCTTTAAAAAAGTTAATACACCATGTTTCACCATCAACGTGCATGTCTGAAGGAACGCAATCGTTTCCTACAACTACAACTCTTTCAACAACTTGATGAGTATCAGTTGTGAATCCTGTTGGATCTACTTTTGTTTTTAATTCTGCGAAATGTGCCATGTTATTTATCTCCTTAAAATTTATTTATACTTTATTATAAAGTATTTGTCTATTAATTAGTCCAATTACCATTTGATACTTGACAGTAAACTGTTTGCATGCTCCAAACTCCTGGTGCACTTGCTACAAGTGCGGGTTCTTTTACAACAACTATTCCTGGACCGCCTGATCCATTTCCAGAACCTCCTGATCCACCTCCAGTATTGTTTGCCGCATTTCCACCACCACCAGCTGTTGCACCACCAGCTCCAGCAGAACCATTTGAATATCCTCCTGCTCCACCTCCACCACCAGCATATGTTACTGCACTTCCTGTAATATTATTTGGTGCTCCGTTACCGCCTCCACCTGCCGTACCTCCACAAAAATACACAGCATTACAACCATCCGCCAGAGCCCCACCTCCACCACCACCAGCTAGGTTAGTTGGAGAATTACTTCCATTACCACCATTTTTTCCTTGTATGGGACTTGTAGGAGGAGTATTTCCTATACCTTTAGTGCCACCAGGAGTATATGTTCCGGCACCTCCTCCACCACTACCACCATTTACGCCAGCTGTAGAATTACGACTTCCACCTCCACCTCCACCGTTTGATGTTATACTTGAAAATACTGAATTAGTGCCACTTCCACCAGGGGCACAGTTAGGTCCGTTAGATCCGCCTCCACCAACAGTTACAGGATAACTTGTTGCACCGGATAAAGATAAACTTGATCCTTGAAGAGGACCGGGTCCATAACCAGAAGCTCTATAACCACCGGCTCCACCACCACCACCATCAGGGTTACCTCCTGGATTAGATCCTCCAGCTCCCCCACCTGCTACCACTAAATAATCTACAGTGCTAGTTCTTGGTTGTGTAGTTAAAGTTCCTGTAGATGTAAATGTTGTAATTCTTTCCGCTTGAGCAGTTGTAACTGTTTGAACTGGTCCAATAATTCCGCCATTTGCCATAGCTAATTACCTCCCTATGCGTCGTCTAATACTTCGTATGAAATAAATAAATCTAAGTCAGACGCTGCACTAGCTCCACCTTTAAGGATATCACCTTCCATTAAATATATTGGTGTGTCTGATAATACTAACGTTGCGTCAGCGGGAACCGAAACTGTTTTTGCCAAGTACACTGTTGCACTTGCTCCTGTTGGTGTGATTCCATCTGCACCTGCAGTTGTTAGACCATCTACAAATAAAGAAACATCCGCTGCTGAAGAACCATCAACATTAGCGACTGTAATTCTATTTATCTTTACAATTTTTTCTGCAGCTACTGTCATTAAAGTTGTAGTTGCTGTAGCGGATAGGTTCCAACCTAAGTTACCACCTAAGATTGTTGCTACGTCTACTATATTTGGATTTGCCATAATTTTTTATTCCTATTTGTTATTCTTATCCGAAAACGATTGCCATTGCAATAGCTTTTCCTGTTGTTGCTAAAGGAGAACCAGCAGCGTTTATTGATCCCGTACCTTTAGGCACTAAATTTATACTAACATTACTATCACCACCAGTCGCTGTAAATGTAGGTGATCCACCTGTTGCCGCATTGGCATAAGTTAATTCATTAACTGCTGAACTTGTTGCTGTTAATAAAAATAATTCATTTCCGTTAGTATCTAAAATAGAAGTACCAATTTTAGGAGCGGTTAAAGTTTTGTTTGTTAAAGTCTGTGTTCCTGTAAGAGTTACATCTCCAGTTGCCCCTACAGTTGCTTCGAAAAGACCAGTGTTAGTTGCAACACCATCAAGATAAATAAGTTTATATCCTTTATCAGTTGCTGAAAAAGTAACCGTGGCTCCTGAACCAGAAGCTGCTTTTAATTGTACTGTGTAAGCACCTGATGTGCCGTTTTTAACTATGTAAAAATTTTCTGTAAGAAGTGGCCAAGTTATAATTCTGTTTCCTGTTATAGATCCTGTTAATTCTATAACTCTTTGTTGAGCTGTACCTGTTAAAGCACCGTCATCTATATCTAAAGTTGTAGTCCCTGCACCACCAGCAGTAGAAACTTGTAAAACTCCACCTGTTAATTGTTCAATAAGACTTAAATTTGCGTTTGTTTTTGTTCCCCAAGTACCAGCGTTTTCGCCGGTCGCCATTAGCTCTAGGCCAAGGTCTGTAAATGTTGATGCCATAATTTTGTACTCCTAAATTGGTTTATTTATATATTTTATTTGTTGTTAAGTCAAACATGTTTAAGCGGTTTTCCTAGTATATCCGGTACTATTTTTAGGTGTCTTAGTACTATACCCTGTACTATCTTTAGGAGTGAGTTTTCCAAAATATTTAAGAATAAGGTTATCATTTAATTCAGTTGTTGCTTGTACACCGGTTAAAGTAAGGTCTATTGAAAATACGAAACTTAGTGAACCTACAGCAGAAGTAGTTGATAGACCCGTTACTGGAACTCCTATTTCAGGAACCAAAGATCCTACAGCAGATGTTGCACTGACACCTGTTGGTATAACAGTTTTTGTGTCAAAAGTAGTAACACCTCCTACAGATGAAGTTGTAGATAGACTATCTAATTCAACTATTAAAGCATCTAGAACTATTCCACCAACCGCAGAAGTCATGCCTAGACCTGTTAATCCAACAGTGGCTTGTGTTATTGAAGGAGCACCTACACTAGATGTAAGTGGTAATCCTGTGGGTATGACTACAGGACTTATACTAAAACCTAAACTACCTACGTCAGAATCAGAACTTACTCCTGTTGGTATAACAGTTGTAGTATCAAAAGCAGTGACACTTCCAACACTAGATGTTGCACTAAGTCCTGCTGGTTGAACTAAACTATTAAACGAATCTCCATAAGGTTCTTCACCCCAACCATTTCTACCCCAACCAACTAACGTACCTGCGTTATCAAAAGTTCCAAGTTCTGTTTGTGCTTGTAATCCTGTTAGTGCTACGTTTGTAAGTTGAGTTGTAGTTAATGAACCAAGATCTGTTTCTGCTTC